AACGAACCATTACTTACACAGCTTATAGGAAGAATTATTCGTAATTATGAAGGAAAAAAGCAACCAACAGTAGTGGATATACATTTATTAGGGAATACTGCAAGACGACAGGCTAACGCACGACTTGGCTACTACATCAAGCAGGGCTATAAAGTATCAACCCTATAATAACCTCCAAAAAATATTACTTGACAAGAGTATAAAATTTTGGTATAATATAGTATAAAATGTAAAAGATATAATTTTACATCTTATAAACCTTCCTTAATGGAAGAAACTATTAACAACAACAGACTACTTCATTTTGAGGCGGAGATATTCCTTTTCAAATTTGAAGAAGACGCTAAAACAGAGAAAAACAATGGCATTAAAATTTAATGAAGCACAAGGAAGTGCAATAAAATCCAAAATAGATCAGTATGTGTATAAAAATGGAGATAATGTTCTCCGCATGGTAGGTGATATACTACCTAGATATGTATATTGGGTAAAAGGTGAAAACAACAAAAACATTCCTATGGAGTGTTTATCTTTTGACAGAGATTCCGAAACATTTAACAACATGGAAAAAGATTACGTACGTGATTTCTTTCCTCAAATAAAATGTGGTTGGGCGTATGCAATTCAATGCATAGATCCAAGCGATGGTAAAGTTAAAGTATTAAATCTTAAGAAAAAATTAATGGAACAAATCATGATAGCGGCAGAAGATCTAGGTGATCCTACTGACCCAGAAAATGGTTGGGACATTTATTTTCAAAGAGTTAAAACTGGACCAATGGCTTTTAATGTTGAATACAGACTTCAAGCATTAAAAAGCAAGTCAACACCTTTAACAGAGAAGCAACAAGCAGCAGTCGAAGGACTTCGTTCAATGGACGATGTTTTACCACGACCTACCCCTGATGCTCAATTAGAGTTACTGCAAAGGATAACTCAACCTAGTGGTGTCGAAGATCACGGAGCACCAGAAGAAATAAGTAAAGAATTTAGTATTTCATGATCTTATTTACGGCAGACTGGCATCTCAAGCTAGGGCAGAAGAATGTACCCTTGCCGTGGGCTTGTTCAAGATTTGAATTATTTTTTGAACAAATACAAACATTAGAACTATCTGCTGATATACATATTATCGGTGGTGACTTATTTGACAGAGTTCCTTCAATGGACGAACTTACTTTATACTTTGATTTTATTAAAGATATAAGGAGACCAACATACATATATGATGGAAACCATGAAGCAACTAGAAAGAATAAAACATTCTTCTCAAACTTAAAAAGAGCTACACAGGACGTAAATGATCTCGTTACAATAGTAGACGAAATCACAGAGTTCGAATGGGGAACAATTTTACCCTATTGTGAATTACATAAGAAAGGATCAATAGAAAAATGTAACCCCAAAAAGCCTCTTTTTACTCATGTACGGGGTGAAATACAACCTCATGTAACACCTGAGGTTGACCTGGATAGATTTAAAAAATTTCCTAAAGTATTTGCTGGAGACTTACATAGTCATTCCAATACGCAAAGAAATATAATCTATCCGGGTAGCCCTATGACTACTACTTTTCACCGAGAAGAAGTTACCACAGGATATATAATAATTCGAGAAAGCACCTGGGAGTGGAGAGAATTTGATCTTCCACAACTTTTAAGAAAAACTATTAGCTCTGATGAAGAAATGATACCAACTGACTATCATCATACAATCTATGAGATAGAAGGCGATGTAGCAGATTTGGCAAAAATTAAAAACTCAGAACTCTTAGATAAGAAAGTAGTAAAACGAAGTACAGAAGCTACTTTAAATCTTAAAGACATGACCATAGATGAAGAATTAGTAGAATATCTAAGTGCTATTCTCAATTTAACAGACGATAAAATTAAGAACATTATGGGAGTGTTTAATGATTACTCTAAAAACGCTACAATGGGATAACTGTTTCAGCTATGGAAAAGGTAATAGCCTTGACCTAGATGACTGTACCCTCACTCAACTTGTCGGTGGAAACGGGCAAGGAAAGTCCAGCGTACCTCTTATACTAGAGGAAGTTCTTTTTAATAAAAACTCTAAAGGTATTAAAAAGCAAGAGATTCAAAACCGCTTTATTAATAAAGGGTATAGAATCGTCCTCACTTTTACAGTTGATGAAGATGATTATAAAATTGATATAATTAGAAAGACAGGCATTAAGTGTAAGCTTTTCAAAAACGGTAAGGATATTTCATCTCATACCGCAACTAATACATATAAAACAGTACAAAATCTACTTGGACTAGATTTTAAGACTTTTACACAACTTGTTTATCAAAACACGAATACTTCACTTCAGTTTCTTACTGCCACTGATACGAATCGTAAGAAGTTCCTTATAGAACTTCTCAAGTTAGATGAATATGTAGAGTTCTTTGAAATTTTTAAGGACGCAGCAAGAGGTATAGCGTTAGAAATGAATACCTTAAATGCTAAGTCTGATACAATAGTAAAATGGTTAGATGAAAATAAATTGGAGAGTATAGATATACTTCCTATAAAAAAATTACCAAGATATTCATCAGAGGACGAGAAGGAATTACAGGGTTTACGAAACGATTTTGAAAAAATCTCTGAGAAAAACAAAAAAATCATAGATAATAATTTTTACAAGGAATCATTAGATCGATTAACAGATGATTCTGATAGATTATATGCGGGTGAGAAGATTTCTCTTGACCCCAAATCGGAGAAACTTGGCACTTCCAATGCCAATCTTCTCTATGCTCAAGAACATTTAGAGAAACTCTCTGATTTAGATGGTCATTGCCCCACTTGTGAACAAGTTATAAATGCAGATAAAATGAACACAATTAGAGAAGGTTATGATGTCATAGAAAGAACTTCTTTAAATGATATAGAGATTACCACTAAGGAGATTGAACAGGCAAAAAGAAACAATGCGAAGATTGAAGAAAGAGATCGCCTGCAGAATGAATTTGAAGAAATGGTCAGGTTATGGGACGGTTCTTTACCTTCCACAATTTTGGACGGAGAGTATATATCCTACCAAATTGACGAACTTTCTTCCAAACTCTCCGGGATTTCTGATGAGATAGAAAGAATATCTAATGAGAACATAAGGAGAGAACGCCACAATACGCGGATTTCTATAATAAACGAACAAACGGCAGATATGGAGGGAGAATTGGAAGAAATTGTCGCGGCTTTGGGTAAAGTTGAAGAAAGGGCAACATACCTCGAAATCTTAAAGAAAGCCTTTAGTACTAATGGATTGTTAGCTTACAAGATTGAGAACCTTGTAAAAGATTTAGAACAACTTACCAATGAGTACCTTGCTGAATTAAGTGATGGACGTTTCAGCTTGAGCTTTGTTGTAACAAATGATAAACTTAATGTGGAAATCACAGACAATAGTAAGATAGTAGATATCTTAGCTTTATCTAGCGGAGAATTAGCTAGAGTTAATACATCTACTTTGCTTGCAATAAGAAAATTAATGAGTAGTATTTCTAGTTCAAGAATTAACACGCTATTTCTTGATGAAGTTATAGCGGTACTTGACGAGCAAGGTAGAGAGAAATTAGTAGAAATATTACTTGAAGAAAACTTAAATACATATATCGTATCGCACGGTTGGACACACCCGTTACTTGCGAAGATAGAGGTTATCAAAGAAGATAACATATCGAGACTAGAATGATAAAAATACGAAAAATATGGGATATAATACCTATACCTATTATAATAACGGATCTACTACCAAAGAAGTTTGGTGGAGGTACATTAATTTGTATAGTCCTCATTAGACCAAAACACAAAGACAATGAAGGACTGATACAGCATGAATTAACTCATGTAAAACAAAATCTGAGAACTTTATTGTTTTCAGGATTTAAACAGAACTGGAGTAAGCAACACAGACTAGATAGAGAGTGTGAAGCCTATGCAGTTCAACTTAAATACTCACCTACTCGTAAGGATTTATATATTGACTTTATGTATAATAAGTATAATCTTGGAATGTCAAGAGAAAGAATTGAAGGAAACTTCAATAAATGGATTAGGAGAATCGGATGAAAAAAATAATTATAACACTTTTAGTGATGTTTGCATTGTTACAAACAAGTTTTGTTGTACATGCTGAAGATGGTTTTAGTGGTTTTAGTGGAGTAAGATCAAATTATATGTGGCGAGGCTATGATCAAAATAGATTCTCACCTATAGGAGAGATTCAAATACAGTATGACTATAAAGGTGGTTATGCAGGAGTTTGGGCAGGAGATGTAAACTCATTAACACATGATGCAGATACAGAGTATAATTTCTATGGAGGTTACAACTTTGAACCTGTTGGAGCTTGGGATATTGGAGTTGGAGCAATTCATTATGAATGGTCAGGAGAGATTCTTGAAAATATAACAGAAGGCTTTGTAACTGCAAAATACCTTGATTTATTTACAGTTGAGCTTTATTTTGATCTTGATAACTATTTAGATGTAGAGAGATTTCTTGATATTAAAATAGCTGTCCCTCAAATTCCTTATGTAGATGTAACAATCGAATATGGAAGATGGGAAAGTGGATATGATTTTACAGCAATAAACGCATCCAAAACCTTTGGGGATTGGAATATTGGACTACAAATCTTAGATGGTGCTAGAAAAGGACATTTCTGGGATAATGCAATCGTACAAGTAAATTATAGTTTTTAAAGGAGAAATTAAATGGAATTAGCATACTCATTAAACACATTATACTTTTTGTTATCTGGCGTACTCGTTATGTGGATGGCAGCTGGTTTTACAATGCTAGAAGCAGGGTCAGTTAGAAGTAAAAATGTAATCGAGATACTGCTAAAGAACGTAGCATTATATAGTGTAGCATCTTTAGGATTTTTATTAGGCGGCTATAGCCTCATGTATGGTTGGAGTGATATAGCAACACACTCTATATACTCTGATTTCTTCTTTCAAGTTGTATTTGCAGCAACTGCTATGTCAGTTGTATCAGGTGCAGTTGCGGAAAGAAAGAAACTATGGACATTTCTATTATTCGCAGCTCTATTTACAACACTCATATACCCAATACAGGGCGCATGGAGTTGGGGTGGAGGCTGGTTAAGTGAAAGAGGGTTTTTTGACTTTGCTGGTTCTGGTATCGTACATATGGCGGGAGCTGCCGCAGCATTAGCGGGTGTATTAATACTTGGACCTCGTAAAGGTAAATACTTACCAGATGGAACACCAAGACCAATACATGGTTCTAATGCACCTCTAGTTGCTCTAGGAACACTTATCTTATGGATGGGTTGGTTTGGCTTTAATGGTGGTTCACAGTTAGCAATAGACGGTATAGTAAATGCTGATGCAGTAGCAAAAATATTTGTAAACACAAATACAGCAGCAGCGGCAGGACTAATTGCAGCAATGATTTTAAGTAAATTATGGTTAGGTAAAACAGCTTTAAATGCCACAACAAATGGCGCTCTTGCTGGACTAGTAGTTATTACTGCTGATCCTTTAACGCCTTCTCCAATTATGGCTATGGTATATGGAGGATTGGGTGGACTACTAATTCCATTTACAATGAGTTATATTGAAAAGTTAGGAATTGATGATCCAGTTGGAGCTATTAGTGTACATGGTATTGCAGGTATATTAGGACTTATGCTAGTACCAATACTAAATACAAGTGCTAGTTTCTTAGAACAAGCAATAGGAATAGCTTCAATATTCGGTTTTGTATTTGGCAGTTCATATGTACTATGGTTTTTATTAGATAAAACAGTAGGTATTAGAGTTGGTGAACAAGAAGAAGTTGGTGGTTCTGATATGTGGGAAGCAGGTGCTAAAGCATATCCTTACTTTATGAAAGGACACGGAGAAGAAGAATGAAAGAATGGTGGAACAGAATTATGCATAAAAAATTCCATATAGGTTGGGTATTTCTTGTACTAGGTATAGGATTAGCCTTGTCTATAACATTGTTATATAAAGCAATAACATGAAACTAGAAGAATATTTATTAGTAAGACTTGAAAGAGCTCAAGTTGATTTAAAAGGGATAAGACCTCAACACTCCGCAACTGGTCTTTATATAAATGTTGATGACATCAAAAGATGGCTTAAAGAATTTAAAATATTAGAAAGAATGGAAAGACAACAGGAGTTTGGAGTAGAATGAAATTTATAGATGTAGGAGTACAAGAACACAATAATAATTTATTAATAGTTGATGGATTAAATGTTGCGTTTAGGTGGAGATATAAAAAAGTTCCATACTATACAAACGATTATGTAAGAA